ACTATCATGTCAAACCCACCATCACGAATAGCGTCTTGTACTACAGCAACACCGTCAAAATTAATAATTACAAAATCTGCACCTGCGTCTATTATTTTACGTCTTTGGTCTGCTGTACCATGCGCCACCGAACAACTTCGGTGCATAGCAAAAGTAAATAAGTCTTCTTGCCACGCGGACTTCATAATAGATAAGGGGCATATAACTAACACCCTACGTATAAGTCCTAACTTCATTAGGTAATCCGCAGCCCAAATAACAGAAGCAGTTTTGCCAGTGCCCTGCTCGTTAAAACAAAAAGCCTTTTTCCGTATGCTAAGAAACGCCGCTGTTGTACGTTGGTGGTCGAAGGGGGTAAATTTGCCTGTCCATTTATAGTCCCGTTGTATAGGAGAAGGAACACTAACACCAAGACTTGCTAACGCTTGCGATTCGGTTTGTTCCCATTTAACTGACAACTCGCAGAAACCATCAGCATCTTCTTTAATTACCCGATGTTCTGGCACTTTTTCCGTAACTAATTCCGGCCTACGTGTCCGCAAAAGCACGTATTTATTGTCTATTATTTTCATGCTTTAGATGTCTTCTTCTTTTTCTTGCGCTCGCGGTCACTAGTCTCTGAAACTAAATTACCTTTAGCATCTCGTTTAAAGGATCGGTTGCGGCTAGCTGTCTCTACTTTAGTACCATCAGAGTTCTTGCCACCTTTATCCATAGCTTTCCTATGGGCTACGTCTTTTCCGTCACCCTTAGAGACCTTCCCTTCCCTCGTTGCCTTTCGCCTAGCTTTGTTGCGTTGCGCACGTTTCTTTTTCTGCTCCTCGGTGCCTTGGTACTTAGCATACTCGGCTTTGTAATCTCGTTTCTTAGCAGCCATAATTTAATGCCTCTTCTCGCCTTCTCCAGAAAATTTGGAAACTTCTTCGTTGTATAGGTTAGTTAAAGAGTGTAACCAATCCTGTAATATATCTAACCGAATTATATCGGGGATAGCAAAAAGCTCAGCAGCTAATGCAATCTCACCCTCTTCAGAAGAGTGGTTATAAGTTAGCTCTCCGTATTCGGTTACAGATATTTCACTTTCAAATTCATAGTCTTCTGCATCTAATTCTTTCATCATCGTTTCCTGTGGTGTTCGCATGAAGTTACTGGGCACCAACCACATAGCGGGCTGCTTATTGCATTCCACACATCGTGTTCTTCTGCCGCTGCTAGCGCATCTAACGGCTCGTCAAAAGTGGTGTATAAAAGCTCTTGCTCGTCTCGTGTATGGTTTTTCTTTATAAACTCATTACTAACTACGTAAGCTAACGCAGATTTTATAATTTCCACGTTTGGGAAATAAGTAAATGTAGCAGCAGCTAGCATATCGAGTTGCTTAGTGTCCGCATACTTTGCGTTCTTACCTGTCTTATAATCTACCAAGTACGCTTTTTCTCCATTGACTATAACTAGGTCGGCAATGCCACGAAACCATACGTCTTTAGCAAAGAATTTAGTCTCCTTATGTTTTTCTCCGTCATAAGAGATGCCAAACCTTAACTCGCAATGTTTATCTCCTTCTATAGCGTTCAAAGAATTTACTATAGGGTTCAAGTACTCAAACTTTTTAGGGATAGGTGTCCCTTCCTTTATAAAGTTTTCCGCAGCTTTGTGTACTTGGTTACCATAGAGCATAGCTTCGCTGCCTGTATCTTTGACATCCTTAGCTACTTTCAAGTGGTAATATTTCTTAGGGCACTGTTTAAAAGTGCTGATGCTACTGTAAGACCAAGCTGTCATATTCGACCTTTCTCTTTTAAAAATTCGTAATTCGCTGCGTGAGCATCTTTTACGTCTTGTTTGCTTTGTCCGTGGTACGCAACAGCAAGGTGTTCTGTAACTAGGGCAGCGTTGATTGAAGTTCTGGCTGATATAAATATTACTCCCAAGAATCTTCCAAACTTACCTTTCTCTTTGGTCTGGAGCTTATAGGTTCCTCCGACGTGGAGGGCGTCTTTGACAAACGCTTTTGCCAAGAGTCCGGCAGCCTTCTCCTTTTTATTTCGCGTGCGGCACTCGGGGCAATCCACACCATAAAGACGTATGCGCTCAGCACAACGCCAAGTACCAAAGCCAAGATCAATATCAACATCGACAGTATCTCCATCAACAACACGCGAAATTTTGCATTCGTATTCGTACATTAATTAACTCCGATATAAAAAATATGCTTGTTAATCTTAGTAGTTATCTCGCCGGTGTAAGCCCATTCAGGAAACACCTTTGTACTGTGGTAATGAGTTGCACCTTCTGTCGTGTCGGGTCCAAACCCACTCAAGTGCGCAATGTACAGCGAATTAAACCATGCTTGTTTGTTTTTCGGATCGTCCGACTTGCCATCACAGTAAAAGCTAAATTGACATTTGTTTCTTATAGGGTTGCCCTGCCAATAGTACCCTTGCTTAACCACGTCGCACGCATTGTCTGGGTAACGTGGGTCTTCAATTCTGTTTCGTATTACTTGAGCAACTGCAACTTGTCCTGCACCGGGTTCGCCCCGTGCTTCAAAGTATACGGCGATTGCTATGCACACCAAAGAAGGAGTAATCATAAGCTGTTCCTCAATCATAAATATCAAAGTTTTCTTCAAAAGGCACACAGGTTTCTAATATTATTTTACCCATACTGCGGGCTTGTGCTTTAGGAACCACTACAATCTTGTTTGGTTCAACTTCAACGACACACATTGTGCGTTTTTCTTCTTTGGCTAAGTATTCTGCTTCTTCTAACGCAGCGATGGGGTCAGTAAAGCTACTCATCTTCAAACTCCTGAAGTATTGCTTCTAGTTTCTCTACCGCTTCGACTGCGCGTTCTAGCATGGCAAAAATATCTTGAGCATCTTCGCCATCCACTTCAATTATTATTTTCATTCTACCTCGTGCAACTCAATCAGTAAGTCGATGCAGTGCTTAGCTTTGAGTAAGTCAGCTAACGGTGCGCCCTTTAACTTCCATCTGGATATGTACTTAACCACATTACCTTCAAGCAATGACAACCCGTTCTTTTCTGCGTACTCAGCAGGTTGAATTAGCATCGACTTGTAATGATTACCGCCGGTCTGTCTGCTTAAGGCGCTAGTCGTTTCGCCCGTCTCGTCCGTTGTTTGGGTCTCGTCCTTCGTCACTCTCGGTACGCTTGCTGTCAGCATTCTCTTTCTCCTTCTCTGTTTGTTTCTGTTTTTCAAAAATTCTCGCCCAGTTTTCTCCGAACTCGTGCAAGGGTATGAAGTGAGGTCTGCGTTTACTTCCTTTACCATTCATTTATTTTCCCCCTGTTACGACGTTTTTCTTCTAGTTTTTGTTTTTCCCTGAAAGCTATCCATTCTTGCGCCTCTCGCCTTTTTTTTGCGTCTGCCCTTGCTGCACTCTTAGCGACAGCCATCGCATTTTGAATTATTATTTCTTCTCTATCCTCACCTGCCTCGTCACTGTGTGCGTAAGCTAAAGAAGCTGTTGACCACGTTCTAAGTTTTCGTAAGGCTTTCTGTTCTATTTGCCTAATTCTTTCGGGGTTTACCCCCACAATTTCTTTTATTTCGGCTAAAGTTTTGGGGGACTCACCCTCTAATCCAAAACGGGCATTAACTATTGTTCGTTCTCTGTCAGTTAGTTTTCCTACCGCTGCCGCCACAAGGTCTGCCGCATCGTCGTTGCTTAGTATTTGTAGCGGGTCAGTCCCACCGGCCAGTAAGTTACTAGAGGTTAATTCAGCCATGTTGGCTTCTATTGCACTGGAGTTAATTTGTAGAGGGTCGTTTATATGTTGTGGTGGGAAGAGGTCGTATACACTACAGGTAAAGAAATCACAAAGGATTTGTGTCGCCGCAGTTGTTTCCCCTTTTTTAGTAAAGGCCGGTACTTTTAAATTAAGTAGCTTACCTATAGCCGTTTGGGCTAACCCACTAGCTCTACTCAATTCAGCCGCATTGCTTAAGCCGTAAGACTGCATAAGCTTAAACAGGTAGTTGTTTTTTACTTTTACTTCTACTCTGTAGTCTTTCATTCGTAGCTACCTATTACATCTCCTGCATCTATCCAAACGCTAAGAGCTTCTAATATTTTTTCTTTTCTAGCTCGTAGCTTCTTAGCTTCAACTGCTCGTGCAGCCCGCAGCTTAGGCAGTTCCTTTAATTCTTGTTTCCATAAAGCGTGTTGCTTTTTCTTTTCTTCTTTCGTCAACTTAAATGTCGTCACCTCATGAGCAATTAGCTTTGCTATTCTCCCCGCAAGAGTAGGCTGTTTTAACCCTTTGGTGTTCTCTTCTATTTCAGCATCTATTTCTTCTATAAGCTGAAGTAAATCTTGTTTAGTTGTCATATCTTTGTATCCCTTGTAGTTAAGGCCCGTAGCGTGGGCTAGCCGGTGTACGCAAAAAGCGGAGAACGTGCCTATAAGACTTTCTTTCTCTTTCGCACACTGCGGGTGTTTTTAGCCACCATCAACCTACCCACCGCCCGCTGAGGTATTGTTTAACACTCGCCGTAACTTCGGGCATAGCCTCCCTCACAATCCAGAGGTAAATCCAATGCCCATGTGGGGCGCACTTTCATAACTTTTTCTACAAACGCCATTGCTTCTTCGGCTTCCTCTTCGGGGGCTATACAGCCTATAGCGTCATGCACAGTCATCACTACTTTGTATTTCTTAGCTACCCGTAAAAGCTGCTCGCCAATGACAATACGAGCTAAGGCTTGGCAGACGTTCTCAATTACCTTACCCCCATATATCCTGTTGGGTATAACCGCACGACCCCTCCGTGTATCGTATACCATTTCTTGCTTGCCGTCTTCGTCTAACTGTTTCCGTAAGTTAGGGTACTTTATAAGTAATTTGTTAGGCATTTCAATACCTTGCGAGCCAAGGACTGAAAGTATACCTTTCAACCCCAGTGGAGAAGATTGCCCACGCATCATAGCTAGTAGAGCGTCATTAGCTTGATACCATAGAGCCGGAATCCTGCGGTAAGTCTTACGGTAAACGCGGATAATGCGTTCGCATTCTTTCAATTCAAGCTCCACACCGAAGTTCTTTAACTGCGCCTGAAACTTGTTAGGCCCCATTCCATACCCTGCACCTAAGATCGTAGTCTTACCAACAAACCTTTCGTCTTTAGTTATGTCTTCTGCGGGTTTGCCGTATATAGAGGAGGCCATAATCTTATAAACATCGTCTCCCCTGTCGAAAGCAACCACTAAATCTTGTTGTTGCGCTAACCAAGCAAGTGTTCGGGCTTCTATTTGGGAAAGGTCACAATCTATAAAGACATAGCCTTCGGGGGCGCACATTGCTTTCTTTAGTGCAGAGCCTCGGGGTAAGTTTTGCATATTTATCTTGTCGTCGCCGCCCCACCTGCCTGTGTGAGCAGCGTAATATCTCAGGGGTATAGGCAACAAACCTCGATTAGCTATAGAGATAAACCGCTCGGTGCGTGACTCTTCAATAGTAGACTTAGCCCCTAACCTAGCTGCCGCTAGTAACTGCACGTATTGGTTATCATGCTCAAGCAGCTCTCGGAACCCTTCGTCAGTCTTGGCAAAAGCAAAAGTCTCTTTGCCTGTTGTTGGGCTTATCTTCTTAGGTGCTTCAACCCCAAACTCCGCTAGCAGAGCGGCAAACTTTGCATTGCTGCGTAGGTCTTTCTCGTCGTGCACAACTTTTTCCATCAGTTCTTTCTTTCGCTGCTGTATGTCTTTGAGATGCTCCTCTAAAACATTCTTGTCCAGAACCAAAGCAGGTTCAGTAAACATCCGAACAGTAAGATCAATTAGGTCTAACTCAAACACTGAAAAACCAAACGCCAAAATTTTAAACAGTTTTGTGGTCAACTCTACATCTTGTATGCAATAGCCTCCGTAAGCTGCTAACTCAGAAGGAGAAAAGTCCAAACGTCTTTTACCTATTGCGCTATGGACTTCCGTTCCTTTCTCCCCTAACTGATAATATTCACTCAAGGCAGCTAAACTACCTCCGACTTCGACTGTGTGGATAGCGCGGGCCATTGAGAGCGTATCAGCTATCTTCTTAGGTCTAATATTAAACAACCAACTAAGCACCGCTAAATCAAACTTAGCGTTATGCGCGACTACGGCACTGTTAGCCCAGTCGAACTCATCTAAAAACTTTTGCGTGTTTGCTTTTGTGCCGCTAAACCAAACCGTTTCTTCTTGGTTACGTTTTACTGCTACACCTATAACTTCAAACCTAGAATCTCTAACGTACTCTTCAGTAGTTAACTTATTAAATCCATAGTCTTTTGCGTAGTAACTTTCAAAGTCTACAACTAAAATGTCCAAAGGCTTACGTTCCTTAAATGTCTTTTTTATGTAGGGGCGTACTATCATCAAGCAGGACAGCAAGAACCTCGGAGGTAAACGCATCGCCTTGTATTCTTTCAAATTCTTTCTTGAACTGAGCGCGTTGTGCGTCTGTAACAAAAGCAGACTTATTAGAGTCTAATATAACCTTAGCAAACTTTAGCCATTTGCTAGTATTGGCGAACTTAGCCCGATCAGAAAAAGTATTAAACTCCTCTGGGTGACTTTCAATCCTACGTAATAAAATTTCAACGCCCTTGTTCATTGGTTAAAACTTCCTCTAGCTCGTGTAAGTTGTATTCGTTTATGATTAGGGAGCTACCCCCAGAGGCGGTAATAGCTTCTAACTCACGTAACTGTAAAGCAGTAGGTTTGTTTTTGCCTGCCTTACATTCAATACCAATGAACGCACCGTTATGGCAAGCTACAACGTCAGGGATACCACTACGTCCCATGCCATAGGTAGCGGGGAAAAAGTAGTACGCGCCATGTTCCTTTAATAACGCAACGACTTTATTCTTTACTTTCTTTTCGGGGGTAAGAGCCATGCACGAAGTATGGTGGAGGGGTTTAACATTGTCAATAGCTTTTTCGCGAACAAAAAAATGCCACCCGAAGGTGGCAAGTGTACCAACACGACCTAACAATTGTTAGGTAGTAAACATCAATCTTGGTGGTCTGCTAAGTACTCCTCCTTCTCTCGCTTAAGCTCGGCAGGGTCTACGTAATCTTCTTCTAAAGTATCGAGGTAGCGTTCAAGGTCTACCATTACTGGGTCTTTATTTTCCATCTTGTGCCTCCACGTGTTGCTTGAGAGCCTCACGCATTGCGCGTGTGTAACTAGGCTGTTTTTTAAAATAATCTATAACGTACTGCGGTAAGCGCACGTTGACGTGTATTAGGTTCTTCTTAGGTGTACTCATTGTAATCTCCTGCTATATAGAAAAAGTCTTGTTGTTGGCGGTAACCTACGTCTCTAACAAACGTTTTGTCGTCCGTTAGCTTGAGCATACCTACCTTAGCCGCCAGTTTTTCGGGCAGTGTGCTTGCGTAGTGTGCGCCTACTTTATTTCCTTTCTGGTCTGTCGCTAGGCACATTCCATCTGAAACATAAAAGTAAAAGCCGTCTTCAGCGCTTGCCCTTGGTACAAGGCTATCCACCAAAGCATGGTCACTGTGCAACGAGGGTAGAGTATTGAGCAAGTCACCCTCCGCGTTGGATTGGTAGCTAAAACCGTACCTTACAGCTATGTCCTTATACTTATCAAAGTTATCCATAATGTGGTTAGTCAAAGACTTTACAAACGCACTAACAGGTTCTTGTTTTTCTTTTTGTTTACGGTGTTCCGAATGCATTGCCCTACGTGCTTCTTTCCTAAGCCTATCAGCCTTAGCCAAAGGGGTAGCAGGGCGAAAAAACTTATCGTAGTTTGCCGATAACTGATTAGCCTTACCACTAGCCATGTAACCCTTACGTACCATTATTCGCGTTATGGCGTGGTTGCTTAAGTGTATTTTTCCTTGGTGCATGTCTACACTTAGCGTCCCTATCTCTTCGGTTCCAGAGTAGACGGTCACGTTCTTTACTCGCAATACTTGGCGCGATATTTCTATGACCATGCGGTGGCTAAGGTTTAAATTTAATTTAGTCTCAATCAAATACGCCAATATCTCTGGCAGTTCGGCTTTTTCTGCGTCCTGAGCGTGCCACGGGTTATCAGCAACACTAAGTCTGTCGCGTGGGTATATCCTATCTAATGTTGTCATTTGCATTGTCATTCCCCTACCAGTCAAATTGGTCAAGTATGCTGTCAACACGCTTCTTCATATCGGAGCGCACGAACTCGTTCTCTTTAATATCATCTACGTCCGTACCTACTAGTACTAACTCAAGCTGCTGCCTAGCTTTATCTAGCTGCGGGTCGTTAGTTATATTCATGTGGTTAAGTAACTTGCATAGGTCTAAGGCGTTAGTCACAAAGGTCTCATGGAACCGTTTTGGTGTTCCGTTTAAGTCATCGACTTCTTGCAGCTTGCCGCTCATACCTGTAAGCATAGTGTGTAAATCTTCCCAAGGCTTACGCATAGCTTCCGCTACTTTCTGTTCCACAAAGTCATCGCAAGACTTACGCACGTTCTCTAAGTCCTCGGCGGGTACGTCCAAACAGAAGTGACCGCTTGAAGGTATAGGGCTTACACTTAACGTCCATTTATACTTACTAGCTATATCGTTGACATCGGGGTAGTCCTCTTCCCGATACATACTGCCAAGATAATTCATAGCTGTTTGCTTTGCTGCTGCGTAGTTAGGTACAAAACGATTAACCATAGTTTTAAACGTGGTCTCTCTGCCGTTCATTTCTCCCTTGTAGGGAAGGAACAAGCTAGTAGGCAACAGCCTCGCACCTCGATCTTGCCAAGGCATTGTGTTCTGGTTGTTCCAAAGGCGGGAGCGTCCAACGTGTAGGTCTATGTCCTTAGCTAGAGTAGTGCCACACATCAAGTCCTTGTGTACCTTACCCGCCTTGGCGTCTGCGTTGTTAAGCAAATTGATACGTTCGGTCTGGCTCTTGTCCAAACGCTCTGTACCCCAGCTTGAAATGTTAAGTTGTACCAGTACTGCTCTGTCTGAAATGCTCATATCGTTCTCCGTTAGCTAACAATTGTTAGGTTGTGTTGGTTAAATATTTATGTAAGCCCTGCGTTCTACTTCGAGTATCGGGTCACTGTTCGCACTCTGGTCGTACACAATGTCTTCCATATCATCGCCTATCCGCAGGAACTCATAGTGAAATAGCGTCCCGCTTTCCGGTTCATACTCGTCTCTGAACATGGTGTCCCACTCGGAGAAGGCTCGCGTGTACACGTCAACCTCCTCGTACCCTTCGTACCATTTGACGCTATCAAACTCTAACATTAGGTAACGAAAGCCCTCCTCGAAGTGGTTGTTGTCCTCATGCACCTCGAACTGGTCGGGCAGGTTCTCGTCTACATACAGCTTAAGTGCAGCGAAATCCTCCTTGCGCTTCGGGTACATCACTATTGTTACATCGCTTCTGTAGCCCATTGTTAATCCTCCTGTGGTCTGCCTTTTAGTTTGCCCATACCGTACAGCTCATCGGTAATCATTTTGAAGCTCATTTCACCTAAGTCCCTAGGGGTAGTCTCGTACACATGGTACGACTGTTCCTTGCTACGCCAGTTGGTCTTATGCTCATACAATTCCGCACCTCGGGCGTGAATAAGTTTGACTATCTCCCCTGCGCTTTCAGCGTCCATCACAAACTTTTTGTCATCGAACTCGAATAAAACTTTCATGCTGCTTCCTCCAGATTAATTGTCTTACCCACAGGGGCAGTGATCTTGGTGTTGTTAGCGATAACCCAGAGTATCGGTGACTCCCAGTTACCCCAGTTGTTAATCTCACCATCAGTCAACATTATGATTGCGTCGGGTTTGATCTGCTTTTCTTTCAAGTATGCGGCTACACAAGTTGGGTCAGTACCACCCCCACCATGCACTTGCTTTATGCTCGGTGCGTATTGGAAAGTGTCGGCGGTAAACTCCTCGTGAGAACCCACCGCCCCATCCCAATCGATCAGGTGTATCTTCTCTATGCGTAACGCCTTAGCTATAGCTACCATCTCACTGGTTACCTTAGTTAGCCTGTCACCAAAGTGCATAGACCCAGACGCATCTCGGGTAAACACTAGCTCTGTAATGCTCTCCGATATTAGCGTGGGCATAATTATCCCTTGGTGTAAGAACCTGCGGTTCGGTCTACGCCATGAACTCTCTTGCTTTGCGGTACAGGTTGAACTTGCGAACTCTTGTAGCTGTTGCTTCCAATTCACCTTGCTTACCACTAGCTCGTTAAGCCCAAGCAGATCACTGCCCGCACCAGTACCGACACCCATCTTCTTCGCTGCCATCTGTCCCTGCCGTATGGCTTGCTTGATGTCATTCCCTAGCTTCTTAACTTCCTCCTCTGACATCTCGCTAGCACCTTCCCAATCGTGGTCATCGAAACTTTCATCACCACCACCACCTTCACCCCCACCTTCACCACCTTCACCATTTTCACCTTGATCGGGGTTATCTTCCTGCTCTTGCTTCAGGTCTTTGATGATCTGCAACACCGTCCACCCGTCATACTTAACGTCGTATAAGCCTACTTGCTTACCGTTTAAGTAAGGCATAGCCACTAGCTCTTCGTTGGGATCAGCTTTCTTGATCCTGTTGTTATTCCAGTAATCGAGAGCAATGTTGACCAGCTTGTGTCCGTATATCTCCACTAGCTTCTTATAGGTAATTAGATGCCGACCCGCTTTGTGCATATTCTCGTGGATGATAATGAAGCCCACCATCTTCTCGGTGAATTGCCAGATAAACTCTGGGTTGTACATCTCGTTGCGACCATCCGTACACGCTGTGGGTATGTCCGTAGTCATAGTGGTTTTACCCATCATCATGATGCCGCTTAGCCTCACGAACTTGTCGCTACGCATCAGCATGATCTTGATCTTCTTGAACTGCCTGTTCTTATCCATTGTGTTCTCCGTTAGCTAACAATTGTTAGGTCGTTAAAGGACGTCTTGATTCTTGGCACACCACGCAGCAAACGCTTTGTTAGCAAACGCGAACTGGCTTTTGACCTTGTGTCTAGCTAGGTTGATGCAGAAAATACACTGCCACTCAAGATCAGGTAGTCTGTCCAAGTACTCCATTATCTGAGTCAGGGTGTTAGCTTCTACCTTCTCCAATAGACCAAAGCACAACACTGCCATTGCTCCATCGTCCTCGGGTATCTGCGCGGTGGCGGGGTTGTTGATGATAGATGCGTAGCTCGGCAGGTCATCTTGATGCCGTATGTAGGAGCCAAGTAATTCAGCGGCGGAGTTGCCCACCGTACCTTGCATTGCAGCTAGGAGCGTATCTGCATCGTAACTACTTCTGTTGTCGATAATCCCTGCTACCTTCTCTAGGGTACGCGGCGAACACACCGCACTCTGTGGCACTGTTGGATTGTAGATAAGCTCATTGTCCTCTTGCCCTTCATCGGTGTAAGAAGCTAAGCAGTGTGGATGTTGATTCACCCATGCAATAACAATAGCGCAAAGGTTATTAGGCACAGCGTAGTTTTCAATCCAATACTCGGCGGTAGGTTTCATTAGCTCAATACGAGTCACGCGCTGTTTGGTATGCGCTTGCATTGAGTCACCGACACCATCGCTTTC